ATGCTCACGACAAACTCCTTCCCACCCAACGAAAAAGGTCGTGACTTTGTAGTGGGAGACATTCACGGGCATTTCAAGCTTCTGAAAAAAGCCTTGGGCAAAGTAAATTTCAATACCGAAGCAGACCGCATCTTTTCTGTGGGCGACCTCATCGACCGAGGCCCCGACTCTTTAGATGTACTGAGTTGGCTTGAGGAACCGTGGTTCCATGCCGTGCGCGGCAATCATGAGCAGATGCTCATTGACTGCATCTCCGGCCACGGGAATATACCTAGGCATATCCGAAATGGTGGGGCTTGGCTCTACGAGTTACAACCCACTCTCCAACATGAACTCCTGCAAGCCTTGCAAGCGCTTCCGCTGATCATTGAAATCAATCTATCAAGCGATCAAACAATTGGAATAGTACATGCCGAAGCTCCAATCATTAAAAATAACGATGGCTGGCAGGAAGCGAAGGACGCTATTACCGGAAAATCTGGAAAGTCGAATCAACGAAAAGCCCTGAAAACAGCGCTGTATGCCAGGAAAAAAATCGAACGGCAAGACCACTCTTCCATCAATGGAATAAGCCAGCTCTATGTAGGGCACTCAACCGTATCCGGCGTCATGAGGCTGGGCAATGTCGTCTATATCGATACGGGCTGTGGATTTGCTGATGGCGCGTTAAGCCTAATAGACATCCAATTCGAAACCGTCGTGAGCACCCGCATGAGCGAATGAGGTCAGGACGGGGGGGTTATTACTCTGAATGCCGGGGTACGAGCGCCCTCTCATTCACGCCACCCCAGACCTGATAAACTGTGCCCCTTTCGCAATTTGCATCCGGTCCCCATGCCCATAGAACATATTCCATCACACCTTCTCTCTCGGCGCTTCAGCGTGGCGCCGATGATGGATTGGACGGATTAAACCCGAGCCCTACTGCTCCAGCTGCGTTTCGGCACCTTTCAGAACCCGGCTGTAGCAAATTCTTAGCGCTCTCGCCTCTACCGGTTGAGTTGTATCGTCTTAGCTACCGTCGTTTTCGTATTGGTGAAGAAGATTCTCCAAGGCGGCTTCAACTCGTGCTGCGGTAATTTCGCCTTCAATGCTGCCATCGTTTCAGAAGCGCTGCTGACGGCCGTTGCTTCATCCCTTCCAGTTCGTGAAGCCCACTCTCTAGCTGCATCTAATATGGTTTGCTCATCAATTTTCTCCACCATGGCCGCGCCTCCCCTGAACCTGACTCGACACTAACGGCCGTCAAAATTTGAAAACCACATTGGCGCTAACCAGTTGCTGGTCATTGATCTTGGCCTTACAAGCTCGACCTGTTTCAGTTTTGTTATCACGCGCAAAGACAGGGTCTCACTGTAGAAACACCTTCTTGCCTTCATACTCCCGCACACCCGCTGTCGTCTTGCTCACCGGTTCCCTTCATGAATTTCCGGTTCCAGGGCCCAAAGTAAATTTCAGGCTCCCCACCACCGAAGAAACCCGACTCAGGAGTGGCACAGATCGTGCCCTCCAGCCTCTCTCCGTCGATGATGTTTGCGTCCGTATAACAGGAAATCAGGCCTTTGCCGTGACAATTTCTGCTGGTCCTCTATTCAACCATGTCGGGGCGGTTACGCATCCGGCCAGCGTGACAGAAGCGAGCGTCAGGGCTGCAAAGACAGGGCAGCGAAAGTAGTTCACGGTTAAGTGTCCTTACTTTATGAAATCCCAACACCAATACCGCCAACTCTGACTCTTTCAAGCTCAAGGTCGGTATGCGTAGGCCATGGCCCCACTGTCACTGCTTGAGCTAGTGAAGCAATTTCTCAGCAATACTGGAGCATCGCCTGGCAAGATGCCAGGCCGTTACTATGCTTGTATTTTCCTTTAGAGATGTCGATGCAATGTCTGGCGATTACTCCTTACCCGACCTCATCGAGAGGATTTATGCCAATCAACTATCCCTAGAAGCCGCCTTGATGGAGCTGACCCTGCATGTTGAGCGGTTGGGCGCGCAAGAGGTGGGTGCAAATGTTAGAGGGCGCTACAGACCATTGGTGAAAACGCCGGTCACATTCGGCAAGGCTTGGCAAAGCTTAGAACCTCAAATCTTTAACTAACGCACACGCCGGTGGTGCTGGCTCGCTCCGACATCAAGCACGTAGGGACCTTTCGACTGCAGACGCTCCAACGATCCGAAAGGTCTCGTTGCGCTAATCGTAGAAACCCTGCAAATTATGCTGCATATCGCTCCATTACTTCCATATAGCGAATAGCGAGTACAAATGGCTACCCACATCCAAAAAATTGGCGGACAAATCCCCGACTCCGGTATGCCGTTAAATATCCCATTAAACGGAAAAAACCTAATTATAACAGGCTCCAACGGCGCAGGAAAAACCTGGTTCCTCAAGCAGCTAAATACCATACTTATAAGTAAAATAATGATGAATGACCCATCATGCTCAACATTACAAAGAGAATTAGATGAACTAATAAAAAAAGGTGACCCCGGAGGCAATGGCGACCTCCACTACGAATATACCCACAGAATAGATTTTCTACGCCAACAAATAAATCACTATGCGTCCAATATTTATCTTGAGGTAGTTCAAGGGACACCAATCTCAAGCCACCTAGTGATTTTCTTCGAAGCAGACCGAAAGTCATCTATAGGCCCTGCTTCTTCAATATCAAGTGTCGAAGATAGCAAAGCACAGTGGCGGGGTTCTATAGAGCAAAACGTCGTTGGTGGTGAGCTTGAACGACACTTAGTGAATTTGAAAAGTCGGGCTGCAATTGTAGCGAGATATGAAAGCGACGAGAGTTATGCCCAGAGCATCGATGAATGGTTCGTCACGCAAGAACAAAACCTCAAACTCTTAATGGAGGATGACTCTACACAATTGGTGTACGACTCGAGAAAGGATAGCTTTACAATAACCAGAGAGGGGAAGCGCGACACAAACTTTCAGAGCTTATCATCAGGTTACTCATCAGTATTTAGTGTCTACGGGGAAATACTCATGCGAACGGAGATACTCGATATATCCCCCGCCGAGTTTGAGGCCGTTGTGTTTATTGACGAAATCGAAACACACCTGCATGTTTCTCTACAGCGCCTTATTTTACCTTTCTTCAAAAGTGCATTCCCTAAGGTGCAATTCATCGTAACAACTCACTCACCATTTATACTGACCTCTACAACCGATGCAGTCGTATACGATATCAGTACAAACGCCGTGATTGACGCAGACCTTTCACTCTACAGTTACTCTGCGGTGATGAAGGGCATTATGCACACCAAACCAACATCAGTAGTTTTAGAGGACATTGTTAAAAGCATATCAGCACTAATAAACTCTGAAAAAACTGACACATTAACACTTCGGATAGAGCTAAACAAACTCTTGAATCTTTATGAGTTTTTGGACGACCGCACCAAGACTTTCTATCAACTAGGAGAAAAAACACTTTCTGATAGCGAGGCCAAAAATGTTCAAGGTTGAGCGGCCACATGAGTTCCCGGAATGCAACGAACGAACCGGCTACAACACCCCTGATATAGTTAAAGCGCTTGAAAAAATTTTTTTGGGAAAATGCTATTTATGTGAGCAGCACGCATTAAGCGATCCCGAAATAGAGCACTTTCAACCACACAAAGGCAATCCGAACTTAAAATTTGACTGGAGCAATCTCTATTACGCGTGTAGCAGATGCAATAGCATAAAGGGGTCCAGCCACACCAATCTTTTAGATTGCTGCGACCCGGACACGGATGTTTTTTCACCTATAAAGCTACTTGTCCCTGCCCGTTACGATGACGATGTAGAGGTAATACTAACGGAAGCTAAGCCCAGTGAAAAGGCGTTGAACACTGCGAAGCTACTCGATAGATGCTACAACGAAAACTCCACTGGATTGCGAGGTATTACCAGACAGACACTAATTGAACTAATCTACCATGATTATCATCAACTCGTAGGATGGAGAAACACTGTGACAGACGCCAAGGTACCTGACGAAGAAAAAGCCACTCCAATGGGTCGTATCAAACACATGTTACAAAGCAAATACCCGTTCTCTGTGTTTTGGAAGTGGTGGGTGCTCGGTGATAGCAGGTTGCTCGAAGCTATGCCTGAACTCAAAGAGCTAGCCAAATGATAAGTCGATTAAAAAAGCTGATTAAACACGCTCGGCTGCCAATTCATGATAACTAATTCACCGGTGACGTCTGCCTTACCCTGGCGCCGGTTCATGTTGCTGTAGCGGATATCCAGGCTTTCGAAGTGAAAGCCTTCAAACACACGCCGGATATCCGGGTGGTCGTTGATACTGACCATGACCTTGCCCTTGCAACGGCGCATGAAATCAGCCATCCGCTCGTAATTCTCGAACGGGAAATCCGCCCCATAACCAGCGGTCTGCCAGTACGGCGGGTCCATGTAGTGAAACGTATGAGCGCGGTCGTAACGCTCAGCACAATCAAGCCAGGGGAGGTTTTCGACATCGGTGCCGGACAGTCGCTGCCACGCGGCCGAGAGGTTTTCCTCGATCCGCAGCAGGTTGATGGCCGGGCCAGTGGTCGCGGTGCCGAACGTCTGCCCGGTGACCTTGCCGGCGAAGGCATGGTGCTGCAGGTAGAAGAATCGGGCGGCGCGCTGGATGTCGGTGAGGGTTTCGGGACGGGTCATTTTCTGCCACTCGAATACCTGACGGGAACTGAGCGCCCATTTGAACTGGCGCACGAATTCTTCCAGGTGGTTCTGCACGACGCGATAGAGCGTCACCAGATCGCCGTTGATATCGTTCAGGACTTCAACCGGGGCGGCCTGGGGTCGCATGAAGTAAAGCGCGGCACCGCCGGCAAAGACTTCGACATAGCATTCGTGAGGCGAAAAAAGCGGAATGAGGCGGTCGGCTAGGCGGCGTTTTCCGCCCATCCATGCGAAAGAAATGGGACAGATTCATTAAATTTTCTATCAAGAAGGCAATTAAGAGTAAGAGCCGAGCAATTTGTAGTCACTGCACAGGCCTGGCCCAAACCAGATTCACCCGCAGAAATGTCCCCTTCTTCGACGGCGGCGTCTGTGAGGCTTTTCAGATCAGCGCACTAGGGGAACAATTCACGTCGAGATACACCTTGCGACGGCCTGCTGATTCAAGCGCTCGGTCAACGGTGTAAGATGCCCGAAAACGTCCACCATCGAGGCTGCCATGTCCGGCATATCCCTGAATCTGCCCGAAGACCTATCAAACTCCCTCGCCGATCTGGCCAAGACCAACGGCCAAAGTGCGAGCTACCTAGCGATGGACGTTCTTCGCGACTACATCGAACACGAAAAAGCTCTGACTACACAGATCGAACTTGCCGTAAAGGAAGCTGACCAAGGCAAATTTGCTACCGATGAGCAAGTCGCAGCGATGCGCGCTCGGCGCTGGAGTCAGAATGCAGGTTGAGTGGCTGGAAAAAGCACTCAAAAACCTGGAGGACGAAGCCAACTATATTGCGCTTGAAAACCCCAAGGCTGCTGACGACTTCTCCGAAGCGATCTTTGCCAGCGTAGACAAATTGGCTCAGTTTCCCGCAATGGGTCGAGAAGGACGAGTCAAACAGACGCGGGAATGGGCAGTCCCAAACTGGTCTTACCTGATTCCGTATCGCGTACACGGTGATCGCCTCCAAATCCTCGGCGTATTTCACACTCGACAACGCCCCCGCACCAACTGGTGAATCCGGCGCAATATTGCTCTCCCAACACCTCCTGCCCTTCCCTGATAAACTGTGCCATCCGCCTCGCTGATTCAGATTCCCAATGCCCCTACAAACTGCACCACTCTCCCGCCGCTTCTCCGTCGCCCCGATGATGGATTGGAACGCCTAATGCTACAGCCCTCGTAAAACGTGCCTTGTAGCGCCCTCCGAAAAAACTCGTACCACTTTTGTACCAACACCATT